GCCGGAGCGTTATAGGTCATGGCCCGGTCACTGTCCTGGATCCCTTTAGTGTTCGGGTCAACGACGACGCCAAGAAGGACCAGGGCTTTGATGCACAGCTCTATGACGTTTTTCACCGCATCCTGCGATACGCCGGGCGTGATGCCAAACCACCCCAGTACCTGATAAACTACTGTCAGGATGATCATGCACAGGGCGACCAACGTCGCCTTATTTTGCAATCTTGTTTTCCAGTTCATTTTCATTTTCATTTCGTTTACTCCTTTTTACTTTTCATGTTCCTGCATTTCATCAATCTTTCGCCATGCGGTTTTTAGGTCCCGCTCGACGATGGCCATGCGCTCCACCAGGTGGTTGTGCTTCTCCACTTTTTGAGTTAATTTTTCAATTTTTTCTGTGATAAAATTCATGCGCTCGTCGGTTACCCGATCATGGGCGTTGTTGTTGACGATGGTCGCGATGATGGTAGGCACCGCCACGCAGACGCCCGATACGAGGGCTGCTGTTACAACTGGATCTGTCATTTATTTTTCCTTGCCTTTTTTAGTTTTTGGTTTTGTACGGAACTTCGCTCACCCCCAGTGTTCCTTTGCCGCCGTTTCTATTGTGCACCCGCAAGCGCGTCCCTTTGGGTGTCGGCAGTGTCAGAGCAAATCCGTTCCATTTGTGCGTCGCGTATGCAGTGTAAATGTGTTTATCATTGACATATAGGTATATATCTTGGGGCGTGCCGGTTTCATTCGGAAACGCCCGGATCAGGCAAACGCAGTCCTGAGTGACCGTATAGGTGTTTTCATTCTGAATTTCCTGGTATGCCGCGGCGTTGTCATAGTCTAACGGGCCGACCGGACTGCCATTTGCATACAAGGTTTTGGCGTTCAGCGTTCCATCCAACATTGCATCGCCCGTAAAGTAGGTAAATGGCGTGTGAAAATAAATGCCAGTGCCTCTCCCATCTCCCTGCGTGCGAATATGCACTATAGCATCACCTGTTTTGGTGGCCGATGCAGATATTGACGCGAGGCTTATAACCCCGTTTAAATCATCTTTTAAAAATGACGCAATCATATGCGATTCCATCATTTTATCCGCATCTAAAAATTGTATCGATGTATTTTTCGAATTGCCGATAATACCGAAATTTGTTTCATTTCCTATCGACTGTTCACCCGAAGGCAAGTTAAATTCTACGTCAGCTATCGCATTGAGTATGGCATATAGTCGGCCATCAAGCGCGCTATAAAAATTAACGCCATTCTTTCCAAAACTGGTAATTTTTGTGTTTTTGTCGATCACGTCGAATGAGCCATTGGCATTTACCAACGCGTGAAAACCCTCATATGTGCCACTATCATTAACTTTCCCGACTTCGATTCCTTGGTTGGTTTCCCGGATCAGTGTCGATAAATTTCCGGCCTTTGTTTGCGCGGCGTCGGCCGCGGCGTTCGCTGTGTTGATGGCTGCCGCCAGCACAGGATCGGTGTAGGTGTCGCTGCCGTTTGTCCAGGTGATATGGTCCCGGGTCCACAGGTACTTCCCGGTCTCCCACGCTGGCTGCGTGTCCGACCAGCTGCCGCCAGTTAGCGTTGTCGGCGATGTCGACAGGTAGTACTGCGTCACGGTGGCCTGCACGCCAGTGCCGGTGTCGCCTTTTTCGCCCGCCGGTCCAGCGTCCCCTTTGGGCCCTGTATCACCCTGCTGCCCCTGAAAACCGCGCTCTCCTTTTGGCCCCTGCTCGCCTTTTGGGCCGGGTGCGCCGGTGATGCACGCCGGATCGCTTTCGGTCCTGGTACCGTTCGTCAAGATTGTTACTGTTTTGGACCAGATATAGCTGCCGTCTTCCCACGTCGGCGCGGTTGTCTGCCAGCTGCCGCCAGTTAGCGTTGTCGGCGACGTTGATAGATAGTACTGCACGTCGACAGACTGAATGCCAACACCCGGGGCCCCTGAGCCGCCACCCCCGCCGGCATTGATGCACACAGTCGGTGATGTCGTGACGGTCCCATCGCCATGGGTGATGGTGCTGCGCGTCCAGATATAGATGCCTTCGTGCCACGTCGGCGGGGTAGCCTGCCACGATGTCGGCGCGACCGTCGGACTGTTCGACGTTCCATATTCTTCGGTAACCTGCATGATGGCCGCCGCGATTTCTGCCCGGGTTCGGTCCCCGCCGGCCACAACGCCGGTCACCAGCAAATTTTTGGCGGTTCCGTCCGCTCCGGATACCTGCACCTGCACGGTATCGCCTTTGCGAATATCTGCTATTGTTTCTATTTCAACAGCTTGCTCAGCGTCTTTTTCACCGATGGTTACGCCGCCTAAGTCAACCTTGACGATCCCGTCCGCACTGTCGCTTTTTGCGATGCCCGTCAGCGTCGTGACATTGGCGCTGTGCATGGCACCTTGCGTTTTATTCGCGACTCCCTTTATCAGGGCTGCCGCCTTTTCAATGCTATCCATTTTGTCTTTGTCTCCCCTTTTTTTAAATTTTCTTAAGCGTTAACGAAACTGTCCAAGCTGCCAAATCCGCCTCGATCGTTTGGGTGAGGTACTTTGCTTTTTTCCCATTCTCAACCCACGCGACAATTTCACCAGATTTTATTGGAAAATACATACATTTGCACGTCCGGGTGATTCCCAGTGATCGGTCATCAGCTATGTACTGATTGACCAGCTGGTTCGCCCGCGAAAGATTGAAAGGCGACATATCCGATACGTCATGGATCACCGCCCGCGTCCATCCGCGATAGGCGGACGATATCGGCGACGATGCCGGCGCGTCGCTGTGCGCGACGATCGGCTGTCCGTCGCTTTTGGAGTTGGCCGCAACTACGATTGTGCGGTTATACGCTTCGCCGGTGGCATCCGCATCTGTGTATCCCGGGCTTAAGACAACTCCGCGCGGATCGTCTGGGACAAGCTCCCACGACACTTCTTTTTTGTCTGGTGCTACATATCCGGACACGCTCAGCCGCCCATGGCCATCCACGGACAATTCGTTGCCTGACTTGCTGCATATATCGGCCATGATGGCGCGATAGCTGTCTGTCCGCTCGTACACTTTCGCCGCGGTGTATAGGCTGTCATGCGAACCACCTTGAAAAATTACATTTTTCCCACATGTCTTTCCGATCGCCGCCAGCGCTGTTTTAGCCTTAGTGTTTTTCGCGATTGTGTAAAGACTGAAGGCCAAGTCAGCATCGAGCATCCAAAGCACGGACTGAAGGGCGTAGGTCCTTTTAACGCCGCCCTCCGGCGCCTGTTCATCCGATAAGTTTTGCACGCCAAGGGTAGCCACCTCTTCACCGTCGATCATGATGCGAAGCCACGACCCGCCGATATAGTTATCGCCTATCGTCTCAAGTGATCCGCTGATTTTGGTGTCGGAGTAGTAGCCGTCTGTCAAGGTGCACTTTGTGACACCTATCAGCTGGCCGCGATTGACTTCAAGATTGTGCGGATCGATCATATAGACTTTAAGTTCAGGCTCATGCCCGGCGTCCCGCCACTTGTCTAAACTTTTCATCGCGTTTCTTCTTTCTGGCTGATTTTAATTTCTGTAGAATGCGGCGTTTTGAAAGGCCTTGACACATCGGTCACGACGACGTTTAACACTTCGCCGCGCTGATTGCGAAAAACCGCGTATCCCGCTTCAAGCAAGGCGTCGAAGTCGTTCCATGAACCGTGTTCTGGTAGTGCCGGTGATACCGCCCCCGTGACATCCAGTGTTCGCATTTTGGATTTATGCAGACGGTAGGCATGATACTCGCGGCCGACTATTTCATAGTCCTCAACTGCCCGGCTGATCGTGTCTTCCTGTGTCGCGTATCGGTCGCCCTTAGACAGGTCCAGCACCACGCCGCCACCGTCGAAGGTCCAACAGTATGCGTGATCTTTGATCGCGCTAAGTTTGATGTCTTGCGCGTCCCAAGTGCCGTCTGCCCGCTGTACCCATACGAGATAGTCATAGGTATCAGTCAGCGGGGCGACAGCTTCAACCTTCCACGCCGTTTCTGATTTTTCGCGGATATAGGTCGCGATCGGCTTGTCGTTGTTGACGATAAAAGCCTGTAAGTTGTCCTTCTGTGAGTTGACCGGCACCGTGATAAGGTGTGTGCCGTATCGGCTTTCAGTTCCAGTCATTGACAGTTTAGTATAGTGATCTGCCTTAGTGATGGTCATCGATGCACTAATCTTGTCCGACGGGATATCCCCGGTGATCTGCACCGTGGCTGTCACCTCGCCGCCCGGTATCTTGGCGAAATTTCCGCACGGGATCAGGACGCTGCCCGATCCCCCATATTTTCCTTTTTCGGTAGCGCAGGCCCCATCACATGACACCGTGACCGTGCACCCGCCGTCCTGATAGTCGGATGTGTAGTAGACACGCACGCCTAAGCCGCAAAGTTCAACTTTAGTGATTTTCGGCGTCGGCTTGAAGTACAACCCAAAAGTTTTGGCCGCGCTGTTGCTGTGAATGTAAAACCCCTCGGTGCCGGCCCAGTCTCCGGCCCAGCTCCTAACTTCGACCTGCATCTCGGTGGCTGTGATGGCTGAGCCGTCCACAACGTTTTCGCTGCGGATAGCAAGCGTCGTTTTTTTGTTATCGCCCAGTGTTTCGTCAAGGGCAACCGTGGGCGCCCATGCATCGCCCCAGCCGTAATTTCCGGCCAAGGCGTCATACAAGGTGCCCCAGGCGCTCCATGCGCCGAAAGCACCGCCAGCTTTTCGTGATCGGAAGCGGCAGCGGCCTTGGAAATTCGTCCAGTTGCATATAAAAGATAGGTTTGTTGATGCAAGGTTGTTGCCGGCCATCGCGTCAATCGCAAGATTTGCCGGCGTCGGCAAGGCGCTGATTCGTGCGGATGCCGGCACCATTGCCCAGCGTTGATTGGCGCCGCCGTTGTAGTCATGCCAAAAAACTTTTGTTCCGTCTTTTTTGACCATCCCGCGTTCGTCGAGGACTAAATTTTTCCCGGCCTGCACGCGAATTACATATGTCGGCACCAACTGACCATCTATGGTCATACTGCCTTCGCGAACCAGCAACACCTTTTGTGCGTTTGTGTTGTTTCGCGGGTACTGCTGCGCGTTGGTCCCAGATTTTGTACCTGCGCCCTCATCGTCGAGGGCTTGACCCGAATTGCAATTAATGAGTGATAATGTCCCATCATTCTGGCGCACGATCTGCCAACATTGGTCCGGATTATCTACGAACGTCCACACATGCAAATCCGCTCCGATCGCTTTGGTGCTGCTCGGTACGCTGAGCAAGAGATTTTCATCAAGCGCGCAGACTACATTGTACGTTCCCAAATTGTCGAATGTCGTAACTGGCAAAAATGCCCATCGCTGGGCATCTGTAGCATTAGCGCTGAAAATTTGCACATTTGTGCCGGACGCCGCGTTCCCGCCGCTGACGTCCAGCGCAAAACTGGTGCCGTGGCTTTTGATGGTATAGGTGTCGTAGTTTTTTCCGCCAATGGTGACGGTTTTTCCGTCTGGTTCGATGTCCCAGCGCTGCGCGTGGGTATCGTTATCGTCCCACTGCCGCACATTTGCGCCGTTTTTCAGTTGGTTGTTAGCCAAATCTAAACAGCGTCCGGAAAGGGTGCACGCAATTTGCGTTCCGTTATCGCCGTCGTTTGTAACGGTGAATTTCTGGGCATCCGTTCCGTTTCGCGTATACACCTGGACATTGGCCCCGGATTTGTCCGAGGCCCCTTTGACATCCAGCGCGACGGTTGGCCCCAGCGCGCTGATAATTTCGTATGTTCCATCTGCCATATTAGCCACTGATCATCGCCGCCTTTCTGCTTGATACTTCAAAGATACGATCAACCACTTCATCCGCGAGTTGCTCAACACTTTGGCCTTTGGCGCCGTTGATCGTGATGTTGACATTCCCGATCATGCTGGCGCCCAAGTCGCGGATGGCCCGCACGATCGATTCACTGTTGTACAGGCCGCCGGTGATACTGCCGCCGCTGTTTTTATAGGGGTTTTCTGCTTTGGGGATGATCATTTCACCTTCATGAACCATGGCCGGCATATCATAGGGGATATAGCGCGAACCGACGGCATAGCCATACCAGCGTTTAGCTCTCGGTCGCAGTACGTTTTCCACTGATCCATAACGGGCGATCATGTATCTAATCGCGGCCGCCATGTTGTCAACCGGGTTCCATATGTTTTTGTGGCCTTTGAGCGCGTAAGCATTAAAAGTACTGTCGATGGTCTGCATCAAGCCCTTAGACGGATGCCCAAGTTTGGCGTTGATATCCCAGTTGTTGACAGCCCGCGGATTTCCGCCGGATTCAGCCTTGGCCGCCCGGATCAGCCCAGCCGTTAATTTTGTGGACTGTCCGGTCAGCTTCAACGCTGCTTTTACCCAGTCAGACAGCTTGCCGCTTGCACTGGCTCCGGCCACGTCGTCGCCTTCGGCGTCCATCGATCCATAGCCAAACTTTTTAAAGTTATAGGCTTCTTCGATGATATCTGCTAAGCTGTCGCCGAAGCCGTGTTTATAACGAAGGATAGCGGCCCAGTGTCCGGGATCGCGCCCCACATAGGCTTCATGCGCCTGATCACCGGGTTCCGGGTGGCCATGTGAACTATGGAAACCGGCGTTTTTCCCATTACCCAGCGACATTTCGACGTGTGTTGCGTCATTAAGCAAAATATCGCCTTTTTTGGGATTTCGATATGGCAGGCGCCGCCAGCCATGCTTAGTTAATTCGGCCGACATGTTATGCGTCGTCGACGCCGCCCCGGTGTTAAAACCCGCGCCCCTTAGGGACGCGATGATGGATGACGAACAGTCATAGTCCGGCCCCCAACGATTGGCCTGCGAATAGCCGTGCCGATTATCGTTTACCAGCCGCAGCATGTTGTTGACAAACCGGCCGCCTTTTCCGCCATCTGCGCCGCCAACCACGGACCCTTTGTCGTTTTTGCGCATCCACGACACTTCTTTGGGCGTCGCGTCGTCGAGATACTCAACATTGGCTTCAGCGCTGAATTTATTGGCTTTAAAACCGTTTTTCATATCATTAACGGTCGCGCGTACCAACTTAGATAGTTTCGGCCGCTCATTATTGATGCCGATGTTAACGCCTTTAACGGTGTTTTCACCAACCCATATGCCGTACGTTGCCGGGGAATGGATTCCGAGACCGTGCTCGAATGTGTTTTTCAGGTCCTTAACCAGCACGCCGGCCGTCGACTTTACATTTGGAATTTGCGATTTTAGGCCAACGTTGATGCCCTGGCCTAAATACGATCCTGAATTTCGCGCCCTGCTGTACTGCCCGCGCACGCCAGAAACCACACGCCCACCGGCCTGTGATCCGGTACTGCGCAGTGTCGGCAGTAGGGTCAGCGCGCCAGCGTTGGCCGCTCTGGCCACCGATTGTCCGGCAGCTGTCGCGCTCGGTTTCGTATTTTGAACATTTTGCGCGTAGGCTTTTCCGGTGTTCGTGCCGGTACCTTTTATTAGCGTCAACTGCGACTTTAGTCCGGTATCCGTTGACTGCGCGACGGATTGGCCGGCGTTTTTCGCTTCTTCTTTGCTTTTGCTGACTTCTTCCGGTGCTGCCGTGGCTGTTTTTACAGACGTTGCCGCCACCGGCGTGACCGTAACTTTCGCCTGACTAACTGCGTTCACAGGCGTTTGCTCGATGGCTGCTTGCATCCCGCCAAGATAGGCTTTAGCCGCACCGCCGCCTAAGTTTTGCCAGCGGCTGTCTTTGTTTTGATTTGCAAAGCCGAGATACGAAAAATTCCCAAGCTCGCCGGTCGCTTCTGACGGCGAATGAATTTTTAATTTCTCTTTTAGTGCCTGTAAAAAATTCTTTCCGGATTTTGTTCCAAGGTAGCTCCAACCACTTTGGTTGGTTCCTTCTTTGAAGCCACTGTACGAATACTCGCCAAGTTTTCTGGCTTTCTTTTTCGCATTGGCCTGATCTGATTTTGACGGCGAAACATTGCTTGCAGCCTTTGAGCCGATGCCTTTTGTCCGCGATGCAACACTTGATAGCACAGATACAACATCGTCACCAAGACTTTTGGCTCTATTTTTAGCCGTTTTCTTTTTTTGCTCGGGGATCGTCATGTTTTCCCCGGCTTTCGAGCCTGTTCCGGCAGTTGACTTCCTGATTTCAGCTGATGCCATCTGATAGGCGTCCTTCATCGACTTAGCCTTATGGCTTTCGACCAGCTCCAAAGCTCTGGCTTTGATGATCGACTTGTCGTAGGTACCCTGTAAGCTCTTCTCTTTATTCTTCAGGTTGTTGCTGCTGTTTTGCAGTCGATCTCTGGCCGCCTTCAGCTCGTCAAGTTTTTTCGAGTGGGCGCCGTAGGTGCCGTTGCCCTTTGCCATTTCCGCGTTGATTTCCGCGTTGATGGCTTTTAATTTCTTTTTATTTTCAGATTCACGTTGATCAATTTCGGCAAGTTTAAGCTGCGCGCTGTACTGCGCCTTGTAAGTGTTTTCCAAAACCTGCATGGCCGCGGCCTGTTTGGCCTGCTCCTGCATTTTTCGGATATTGTCTTCAATCGCCGCGTTTGTTAAATTAAGCTTATTTTTCGAAGCGTCATACTGCAGGTTGAGGCCCGGAAGCGTTTCGTTAAGCTTGTCAACGATTTGCTTGATTTGCGCTTGTCCAGACGCCGTATTGCCTTGCGTCCTAACTAATTCTTGCAGCCTGTCGTTAAGATTTTTCGCGACTTGTGCATGGGCTTGGATCGATGCAACATTTTCCCGATAGGACGTCCCGACATTTTTAAGCTTGCCAGTCAGTCTATCGGTTGACGATGCCAGCTCGTCGGACTTCGTGACAGACTCTCCAAGGATTTTGTTGACTTTTTCCTGGTGATCGTGATAGGTCTTTAGTCCGATGACTACGCCGGCGATAGCTAAGCCCGCAATGGCTCCGGCAGGTCCCAAAGCCGCTAAGCTCGTGCCCAGGCCTGCCGTGGCGCTTCCAGCAGTCGCCGCCGATCCGCCCGCCACGGCCGCTTCGCCGCCAAGCGTCGCTAATTGGCCGCCGGCCGATGCTGCCGCTGGCCCGATCTTCAGGATATGTTTTTCAATGAATGTCGCCGCCGTGCCGCCTTCGCCAAAAGCTTTGGCGATTTTTCCGAAGCCTGTCGTTATTTTACCAGCTCCGGAAATCACCGGCCCCATCGCCGCGGCAACCGCCGCCGTGCCTAAAGCAAAATTTTGCACTGGTTCAGGCAATTTCGAAAAACCTTCGATCAGCTTCGCAGCCGCATCCATCGTGCGAGAGAGTGCCGGCACAAGCGATTTCATGATCTTTGCGCCAGAATCCGCAGCCGAAACTTTGAGCTTGTTCATCTCAATTTTGAGTTTGTCCGAACTCGTCAAAGTGTTTTTGTAGGTCGTATCCAGCGCGCCGTTTGAGTTGCTGAGTGTTTTGGTAAACTCTTCGAAGTTAAAGCGGCCCTGCTTGATCGCATCGATCATATCAGGACCGCCTTTTTTCCCGAAGATTTCCATCGCTTCGGCAGTGGATATCGTACCGTCCTGAACACCTTTGACAGTCTTTTTAAACTCGTCGCTCGCGTTCTTTCCCTGCTTCATCCAGCCGGATATCGCGATACGCATACCAGAAAAGGCTTTTTCGGTGGTGACACCGGCCTTTTCCCACTGAGCGAACATAGCAATTGATTGCTGTGTCGAAAAGCCGAGTTGCCGCATTGGCGCACCGTACTGGGTGACATAGCCGGTCAAAGTGTCAATACTTATTCCAGTTTTTTGGGACGCGACGGTGAGCATGTCCAGCATCTTTTTATACTGCGACGAGCTCATATTAGCATCGCCCATAGCGCGGGATACCAGACGCACCGATTCGGCGGCATCGGTCCCGGTCACCTTGGAGAACTTCATAAATTCTTCGGTGGCCGTTTTCGCGGCTTTTCCGTTAAAACCGAACCGTGTGTTGACTTCGCCCAAAGCGCTGCCGATATCCTCGATGCTGCCGGAAACGTTGGATGCCGCGCCTTTGTACGCCTTCTCTAAGCTTTTCGCAGCCTGTCCTGTGGCGCCGGTGGCCTTGATGACGTTGGCCATGCCCTTTTCGACTTCTTCCGATGATCGAATGGCGCCAGCACCCATCGCAGCGATAGGCACCGTTAAACCTTTGGTCATCGCGCTGCCGACGCTTGACATTTTTTGCCCATAGGTTTCGGCCTTCTTCGACGCCTCGGTCATTGACCGCTGGAACTGGCCCCACTTGGTATTTTGTTTTTGCAGCGCGGTATCCACTTCGCCCAGTTTGCTTTTTAACTTAGTTAGCTCTAATTGGCTGGACTGAATATCGCGATTGTATTCCGCCTGCTTCTTTCGGGTTTGGGCCGTTTCTTCTCCGGATTCTTCGATCGCCTTATTGTATTTTTCTAAGCGATCTCTGGCCGCACCCAGCTTTTCTTCCTGGCTCGCAATAGCCTTGGTCAACAGTTGCTTTTGTCGGGTTAGCGCTTTTTCGCTGTTTTCTTGTCCCTTGAACTCTGCAGACGTGGTTTTCATCTCGGTCCGCAGATTCCTAAATTCTGAGTTGATCGCGCGAATTTGGGCGCGAAATTCGCGTTCACCGTCTAATTTTATTCTTGGACTGATTGTATCTGCCATATGCGCCCTTCCTTTTTATCCTAAAATTTTTAGTGCTTTTTCCAAATTTGCTGTTTTTTCTTCTTTGTCGTCGCGGTTTTTTTGATACCTCAACAATTCAAAATAGCCCCACAGATCGATATTTTCAACAGCCGAAAAGCTGTCGCCTGATTCCATGAGGCTGATTTGTGTGTCTTGTACCAATTTTAAAAGCCAATCACACTCTTGGCTGAGAGTTACTTTTCTTCGATTTCCTTGACCGCCGCCATGTTCTCCCCCAAAAAATCGAGGCGGCCAATCGTGCCGTCTTTGAGGAAGGTACATGAATCACAGATAAAACCCATCAACGCAGACGGTTGGATACCGTCCATCAGATCGTCATAAGTCAGGCCGTCATACCAGCCGCAAACGGTATTGACGACTGAATCTAATTCGTCGCCTTCCATCATGTACAAATTGGGCGCATCGTTCGTTTCATCTTCCGGATCGATCGCTTTGGCGATCATTTTGTAAATCCGCGTCGCGTCTTTGATGACGCGCGCGGAATGTTTGCCCATGAATGCTTTTTTCCCGTCAGCTAGTTCAACATAGATATTTTTCATTTTTTTCTCCTTTTACTCATTAGCCACCAATGCCACTGGCCGCGTTGTTATCATCCAACGCCTTTTTGGGGCCGGCTTCAAGCCACGCTTTCGCAGCGTCAAAATTTTCAAATTCCTTTTTCAGGAATCGATCGCTGTCTTTTGCGTCAACAAAGTTGATAGTTACGCTCGGCGTTGAAAAATTTGTTTTACCCTCTTTCTGCTTGACGTTAACGTCGACTTCTTCGGCTTTCCCTTTAAAATACCAATAGCCATTGACTGATCCATCGAATTTTTCGATCGCAAACCCGGTCGCGATATAAGGCACAATATCCGATGACTTGACGAGCATCGTTTTTTTAGTTTTGTCATACTTATGTCCATGCATCAGAGCATCGTCTTCTGTTGATAATGAGTTGATTTCCATTTCAACCGATGAGGCGCCCATATCCGAACTCACATCGCGCAGGCCGCCATCCCCGTAAACACTTTCTGATTCTGTTTTTGTGGATGCTTTGACCGACATCAATCCATCTTTGCAAATGGGGCGAACGTCTCCATATTGCGCTTGGCCATCATCTGTCAATAGCGCAAAAACCGCTTTCCTAACGTTGACTGTTACCGAATCTCTTGGTACGTCTGTAAATGCCATATTCAATCTCCTTTTACTTTGTAATTTTTTTAATTTCCAATTCGATGGTTTTTCCCATCGTTTCCACCACTCGCCGGCGAACTTTGTTGATGGCCGGCCGGACAAACGGATGCTTTTGCCGGACGCTTGATCCGGATTCGACCGATCGCGCGATTAGCTGATTCGGCACACCTTTAGGATATTTCTTCGTTTTAAAATCTCCGTAGCCGCCGAAGCCAACTGCTACATTGTGGCCTTCTACACTGTTGCCTCGAATTTTTGAAATTCCAAATCCTTTTAGCAGGTGCTCTTTTTCGTGGGTGGTCAGCGGGGCATACCGTTCTTCATTGCGCAGTTTTCTATCCGGATCATCTGTCGGCAGCGCTTTGAGATTGCTTTTGATTTCATCTGCTAAAACTTTCGCGCCGTCATATAGCGCTACTTTTGATATGTCATCAACGCAAGTTTCTATTTCACTGAGAACATTGAAAATTTCATCTGTTCCATCAATATCTAATTTAGCCATCATGCTATCTCCCAGACAAATGATGTGTGAACATAACCGGTATCATCTTCGTACTGCACGGAACGGTCGATGATCGGAATTCTCGCCGCGCCAAGCGCGTTTTCGATGGCATCCCCGATAGGGCTGTACTCATTTTTCGTAAAAAAATCTACAGTGCCCTGAATCGGGGCCTCGTGTAAACCGCCGTCCCCATCCAGCATTTCGCCATAGACGTCTTCACTCCATGTGATATAGTCACCTTCCGGATTTTTCGCAGCATAGTGACTGATCACGATACTATGATCCTCTTTGATTTTCAGCAAAGCATCTTTGACGCGTTTTAAACGTTCGTTATAGATCATAGCGATCACCCACTTTCTCGAGTGTCAGCGTGATGCTCGGCGGTGTCGTCTGCATAATCAGCTGCACGTCGGAAATTCTGTAAAACTTTCCTTCCGGGCTTTCCCGATCCACCACCCGCACTCGCCAGTCCGGCTCAACTTTCGGCACCCGAGGGATGCGGATCAGCCGATCAGCTTCGACATTGACGGCCTTTGCTGATTCACGCCGCTTGTAGGTCAGCGACAACTCGCGGAAATGCGCCCGGTACTTCAGCACTGGGCTAAGCTTTGGCATATCGCCATCTTCAGCGATATCTTTTACCGTGAAAATATCCACGGCGCCGTCTCCGAAAACCTGGCGTTTGTCTGTATCCAGCATGATCAGCCACCCGCCTTTTGGTCTTTCGCGATCTGGACTTCAGCCATGGTATCCAGTTGCTGCTGCTTTAGCAGCCCTAAGAAATTTTTTTCAAAATCTTCCAAAGCTTCAGCCTGCACATAGCGCACATAGTCGAAAAGCAAACCTTTTGCGATATTGTCTTTTTCGTAGTCGTTCGCTTTTCCAGTGATCCGATCGAGATAGGCGGCGCCGCGTTCGGCCACATGCTGGATTTTCAAAGTCAGGCTTTCATCTTCCCAAGTGATATCGAGATAAGCTTTAAGTTCTTTGAGTGTGGTATCCGATAGTGCCATGGCTCACCTCTTTAGGACTTCGTGACCGTGACTTGATAGGTTTTCGAGGCCGATCCATTAGTCACTGTAATTTTTACGATATTCGCGCCGTTCGCCCATGTCGCTGCGGTGCCGTTGGCCACCGTCGCACCGCCAACAGTGATAGCGACGGTTGCGCCGCTATCTTTCGGTGTTGCGGTGATAACGTTAGTGGCATTGGTGGTCGCTGCGGTATAGGTTGTCACCTCAGGGCTGAATCCTGGAGACAGCGATAAGCTGCCCAGGCTCAGCGCTGAAAGTGTGGCGTCAGGCGCTTTTACTCCCCCGTGATGGTTTTGACCGTCGGAACCAGCGGTTTAAGTGCCGAAATATCCAGTTTCTGAAAAGCATTGTTATCGTATGCGCGGCCTTCGCCATACAGTTTGATGCGGTATACGGTCTGATCTTCAAGGAAACGGTACTGATCCGACTTGTCGATCCTGCCTTCTTTACCGGTGCCTGTGCCCATACCGAAAAAATACTTGCTGGCCATGCCGAGGATGGCTTCACCTTTTGCAAGCGCGGTCGACTGGATGATGCGCGCCGGGATCGGCAACACGTTTTCAGCATATGTCCCCTGCGGTGTCAGCAGCATCGTGGCCGGCCGTACCTTTTCCCAGTAGTCGTCTGTGTTTACGATCAGGATCAAATCGCCGTCCGCGATATTTCGGGAATTGCCTTTGCTGGTTTTGTTGATCTTCGTCACTACAGCCCCGAGGGTCGCCGGTGTAAATTCTTTGATCACGATAGCATCTTTCGCGGGATAGGCTCCACCTACCACAGCTGCGCCGTCACTGATATTTCTATCCATCCCGATCGGCTTATCTTTGCCGTCGCCAGACACGGCAGCGGTTTCAAGACCAACTGCGATCGAATTTGTCAAAATCGTTCTGGTGTAGCGGTCGATCCACTGCGGGCCAAGGTCCAGCATCGAATTAGGTACCGGGATGAACGCGGACAGTTTCGCATGCTTCAAACTCAGCTTCGTAAAGTCAGACGCCAGTTCTTTCGAAATCGTCGACGTCAGCTCACCCCACGCGGCTGCACCCATTCCGTCACTGTTCAAGTAAATTTCCGTCATTCCGGAAGTATTTACAAAGTTGATGGCATCTAACAACGGATGACCGATCGTCAGATCGTCAAAAATTCTGTCAATGATCGACGGGGGTGTCACAACGTCGACATTCGACAGCGCCGCCATCGGCTCCTGCAAGTTCGCCCGAGCGGATTCTTCCAACTTGTTATAAAACTCGATTTCTTCCGACGTCAGCGCGTTGCCTTTCCGTGCCAGCATCACCTGATCGTCATAGGTGCCGATCCGGCCGTTGACTTCATCCAGCACGCGGGCTTCGATTGTCTGTGCGTAGGCGTTGACAGCTTTTACAAAACCTTCTTCGTCATCCTCACGGATGGCTTTTGCCATGCTCATCATGTTTTCTTTTGCTAAATCTTTAGATTTCATTCGTCTTCCTTTCTGCCTTCAAGGCTTAAAAAAAACGCCTTCAAGTTATTTGGCGTTTTATTCGTTGGTTTCTGTTTTGCTTGATTATCCGGATTTTTATCCGGCGGTTTTTCTTTGATATCATCAATCGCAGCGATCACCTTTTCCGTCGCCGTTTCCAACTCTTCTTTAAAAACTTCGACGGTCAATACGTCGTCACCTTCGCCGGCATCATTTTTCGCAGTCAGCTTCGCGAAGACCTGTTCGCTCATACTGGCCGCGATCGTGTCTGTTTCTTCCTGCTCGACTTTTTCGGTAGCAAAACCCCACTCGATTGCTTCGTCAGGCGCGATCCATGTTTCGCCATCAAGTTTGGCCTTCAGTTCATCATCATTTAGATTCACATGACCTTTATAGGCTTCGACAACCGCATTTTCGATGACGTCCAGATCATCGGCCGCTTTTCTCAGTGCCTCTGCGTTACCGCAGGCGCCCATCCATGGGTTATGGATCATCAGCAACGATGCCGGGTTCATCACCCGCTTGTCACCAGCCATAAAGATGACCGACGCGATGGAGCAGGCAAAACCATCGCAGTAGGTAGTGATCTCGGCGTTGTGATTTTTCAGCACATTATAGATTGCCAGACCTTCTGCCACTTCGCCGCCATAGCTGTTGATATGCACGTCGATATGACTTGCTGTGATTTCCTTCAGCTGCTGCGAAAGATTGTGAGCAGATACATCCGATTCAATCCATGGCCAACTTGTGATATCGCCAAAGATAGAAAGCTCTGCGCGCTCTTCATCGGGTTGAGCCAACATAAAATATTTTGCTTTTTTCAAATTCATTCACCCCCTTTATCCGGCCCTTCCCCGGTTGGTTCTAACGTTGATGCCATTTCTTCGATTGGTGTGTAATTTTTCGTGATAAAGTGTTTATCCGCAAAGTCTTCTTTCACTCTGTCTTCACCTAACTTTCTCCTAATTTCGTTGACGCTGTATACGCCGGAACTTAGCAGCTTGTCGACGTTATCTCCGACGCTCAGCACGTCAATATGCTTGATTGTTGTCGTATCGATCTTGACATAGGCGCCGGCGAAAAAGCCATCTTTCCCATATCGCTTGGCTGTGATTTCTTCTTGGATCATCTGGCAGATGGGATCGATGCAAAAGGTCAAGAAGTTGTCGATGGCATCACTCGTTCCCTCAACTCTTCCGTTAAGGATTTCCGGCGGGATACCAAAAGCCTGTGCCGTCAAATCTCGCACGTCATCGATCATCGCTCTGATATCCCGGCTCTGTTCGTTGCTGTAGGTTTTCTGTGACAGCTCATCATAAACTGTTCCACTATCCAGCGGCATAACGCTTGATTCTTTTTCGAAAAACTTAGAAAATGCTTCGCTATAAGCCTCGATGACGGCGTTTCGTTTGTCTTCGTCTCCATTGCTTAGTCCTTCGACCTTCAAAATGCCGTGATTGCCTCGGGACTTCAAAAAAGAATCGATCGCATACGACAACAAGTCTTGGTAATTCGTCATAAAGGCATCTGTCACGCGCTTCATATTTCCGGCCGGCAGCCTAAAGTACAAGACTTCACTTTGCTTGTATGGCCGTTTTAGGTATATGGTCTGTGCGTTGCCTCGGCCGTAAAAAGCAATGTCCTTAAAAATCGCTTCTCTTAGCGCATAGGCGTCGACTGTAAAATCATCTGCCACCAGCAGCTGAGAACCTTCCGGCGTTTGCGTTTCGATAATCAGTGCTTCACCTCGCGACATTAGCGAAGCAATCCACTTATGGATGAACTCCGATGATCCTTGATTCAGATTCGGCTGCATATTCCAAGTGTAGTATTCATCTTGTTTCACCTCTTCGTGATGCATATACGTTTTGAACTCACATTTGCCTATGGCGTTCGCGATCAGCGTGACGCATTGGCCGAATGCAATATTTTGAATGCCGGCGCAGCGTCTCGCCATTGATGCGATCATTGCGATATCATCATCCGGTAAGTCTGCGATTTCGTCTTTTCCAATATCACGCCTTAAAATTTTAGACTGAAACCATTCTGTAAAAGTCATTCACTGTTTTGCCCCCTTTCTTTTTCGCAATCAAAAAGGGCTATAGATGATCAGATCATCCAGCCCTTTGCTGCTTTTTAGCTTTTCTTCAAGCGTCATCGCCGCCACCAGCGCCATAAAAGGATCTGTTTTGCGGCTTTTCCCCTCGATTTTAGCGTAGTAATAATTTCCGGTATCTGTTCCCGCTTTTTTCCCGGCGCGTACCAATTTTGTGTTATTGGTTGCCCATCGCAAAGGCGGGTTATCGCCCCAGGTAAAAAGCTGGTGATTGAAGCAGCTGTCAATGATGGGTTGTGTCTTCATGATGTCGGACGGCCGGATAAATTTCAGCACACCGCCTTTTTCATCGGTGTATCCGATCTTTTCCAGCTCATCACGAAGCAGCGCAAAGCGGTAAGAGTCCAAAGCCAAGCCGGCGATGTGATACCGCTTACCCATCTCGTGGATATACTCCGTGATAAGCGCTGCTGGGATTTCTACATCATCCACAGGGGTTAAAAGTTCCCGCTCTGCCCACTCCCGCCATGGTGCCCGGATTCGGACAAGCTCCGGATTTTTCAGACACAGCCAGGAGTGGCTGATATCGAAGCGCTGATCATCCTTCACAAAGTGGAAGTCCACCGATGCCCAGTCCCGAAGTGACGCATAGTCGATGCCGACCACGCAGTCCCACCCCGTCATATCCGGGAGTTCCTGATTCGTGGCCACGATATTATGCCATTCTGTGACAGCCAAATCCATATTTGTTTTTGGTAAATTCATACGCTTAGTCATGAATTCCAAGTTGGTTTGAACGTCGATTTTTCGCTTGACGTTTTCGGATTCGATCTCGAGCTTCAGCGTCGGCAAGTACGGCAAGGAAGGATTGGCCTTGATCCAATTTTTCGGATCGTCTGCCTCTTCTTCTTTGTCGATCTTATACAGCATCGGACACAGTCTTAAACTTTTTGTTTTCCCGCTCAGTACATCGTGTGCTATTGTCAAATCCTTATCCAGCACGCCGTCCCGGACATAACCGTTAGTTGTAATTTTAAATGTTCGACTATGCGGAACTTTTCCGAATCCACTTTGAAATGTCCCGATGGCATCAGCATTTTCATAAGCATGTTCTTCATCGACGATGAGGCATCCTGAACGCTTGCCATCTTTCGTGTTGGCGTTGCTGGTATTGTATTTGATATAGCTATTAGTGTTCCGGTTGACGATTTCCTGACGGTTCCACCTAAAAAACTTTTTTGACTTTGCTTTTGTATTTTCAAGTGTGTTGTACACGTCGAAAAACGACGTCTTGGCTTGATCCTCGCTATTGGCTATGATATCTACGTTATAGCCTTTGACTCCGTGATATTTCGTCGTCAGGTACCACGAAACAGGACTGATAAATCCGTTTTTTCCATTTCCCCGCCCCATCAAAATTAGATACTCCGAAAAAACCAGCGTATCATCTTCTGGATAAGTGGCGTGCATCAAAGCAATCACACATTTTTCCCACGGAAAAAGCTGATAACCAAAGTATTTTTCCATCAATTCGATAGCTTTTCCCGTCTTTTCTATTCCCAAATCTACGTTTTTCGCGCCAATTATTGGGTAGATGTAGTCGCAAAACGCTATCATTTCCTGGCTTGCTTTTACTTGTCTGCGGGCGATCGGCATAAGGTAATCATCGATATACTCACATTTCATCTTCTAAATCATCTGTTTCTGCTGCCGGTTCATCCAGATGTAGCTGTTGCCGGATTTTGATCATCTGCGCCGAGGCTTTTTGCAAATCGATCAGGCTGTCGTTTGTTTTGATATTCTTCATTCCACGCGAATTGATCACTTCAACTTTTGTCCCGCGCTTTTCAATGTCTTGTCTGAGTTGTCGCGCCGATTCGCAAAGAGACATATATATGTCAACTTGATCAATCAACGCTTTTCCCACCTCGCCGTAGTGCTTTCTAAGTTGATCTATCAAATCTTTTCTGATGTCCAAATGCCACTTGCTTTTTTTCATTCCTGATCACCTTCTCGCGCGCGTAGCGTTTTCCAAAATGTAACGGCACACTCCGAGTTA